CTCCTCGCATCCGAAGATGCGAAGGCTGACGGCGTCAGACATGCACTCGTAGAACTTGTCGTTCTGCGCCCGCTCGGGCGTCAACGTCCCGACGGCCCGGCTGTTGGGGTCGCTCTCTAATTGCTTCATGACGTGGATGCGGGTTTCGTCTGCTGACAAACCCTTGTCAATGCAGTGGTCGACGATCGTCTGCAACTTGTCCGGCTGGTTGCCGAAGAACGCCTTGCAGATGACTGCAATCTCTTGTTGCCGCGTCCTCTCGGCCGCCCGGATTGTTGCCAAGTCCGCCTCGCTGAGTTGCTCTGTCGTGGTTTCTTTAGGCATCGGTTCCTCCACTCGGACAGTCGACCCGCCGCGAGATTTGGCCAGCAATTCCTCAACTACGCTGTTGAGAGTCCCAATCCTGTCCGCCAGGCCCGCGTTGACCGCGTCCTGGCCAACAAACAGTGTTCCGTTGGCGACCTTGGCCGCCGCGTCGGGGCTCAGGCCGCGATTTTTCGCGACCGCCTCGACGAACAGTTTGTGGTAGTTGTCGACGCGGGCTTGCCAGTCGGCCGCCCCCTCCTCGCTCATGGACTCATACCGGTTGCCGATCGCCTTGAGCGGCGTCGAGCGGAAGATGTTGGTGGTGATTCCCTCGCGTTTGTCCCGCTCGGAATGCTCGCGATTGATCGCCAGCACCCCGATAGACCCAACCGCCGCCGTCGACGTTGTCACGATCTCGTCGGCGGCGCTGCCGATCCAGTACGCCGCGGACGCCATCAGCTCGTCGGCGACCGCGACAATCGGCTTGGCGCCTCGGGACTCCCGGATAATCGCCGCGACTTCCGCCGGCCCGAACACGGACCCGCCGGGGCTGTCGACGTCCAGGACGATGGCCCGCACCCGCGAATCGTCGACGGCCCGCTTGATCTCGGACGCCAGCATGTCAGTAGACGTGCCGCCGCTGATTTGCGAGAACATGTTCATCCGCTTTTCGATCACCCCGAAGACGGGGATCACGCGGACGCCGTCGATGGTCTGAGGCTCGGAAGCCTCTTCCTCCATCGAAATGAACGCACGAATTTGCTGGTCGGTGAAGAACTCGCCGCGTTGCCGGCACTCGATCAGATAGTCGATCGCCTCCAGTTTCTCGGCCTGAAGGGCCCACGGAGTCGAGTAGAAATAGGCGGCGATTTTGTCGATTCGCCTGCTCACTCGTCAGCCTCCTTTTTCTCTTGCGGGTCCGCCTTGGACTGTTCCAGGCGCGCCTGCGCGGTGGCCAGCTTCGCTTGCAACAATTCCGCGAACGGCAACCCCAGGGCGGTGGCCTCTTGCCACTCCTGAGCCAACGTCTCGAACACGTCGTCGCGATCGAGGCCGATCATTGACAGCTCACGCTCCCACGTAGACAGCCCATTCATAATCGCGTCAATCGAGGCCTTGACCTGTTTGGTCGGATCGACGTAGCCCCAGCCCGGAGGCCTCGCCCTTGCGTCGAGCCAGCGCCTAGGGTTGCGGTCGAATCGGACCAAACCGCCCTGCGGAATCGTCAGCTCACCCTGTGCGATCAGTTGCCGCGTCACCCGCCTGCGAACTTCCAAGTCCACGGTCCAGGAGTGCCACGACTGAGCGGGGATAAAGCCCTTGCGGTCCTGAAGGTCCGCGGCTCTGGCGCTGGAAAAGTTGGTCCGGGAGAAGTCGCCGGTGAATCGTTGGAAGCTCAGGCCGACGCTAACGCCCATCATTTGCATGAGGAGCTGAATCCACGACGCCGCGTTGCCGTTGGGCCGTTGGGACTGGATTACGTCAAGCGAGTCGTTGGGCCCGCCGTAGAGTCCGATTCCCGGACCGAGCGGCGCCTGCACGTTGCCGTACGCGTCCTCGGGAGCGGTCTCGTCGTTCTCGTCGGTGAAGCCGAATTCGCTGTCGTCGTTGCCGACGTCCTCGCGCTTGAGCATGTAAACGAAATACGACGCGACCTTCGCGGCCTCGATTTCGTGCTCCATGTACTGGTAGAGGTCCCAGATGGCGCGAACGAGCGGCGCGAACCAGGTGACGCCGCGAGTCTGCGACGGCCGTTGCTGGCGAAACAAGTGGATCACTCGCCAGGCGGGGATTCGCTCGGATTCACGCCGGCGCCACGAATAGATGGCGCCCGGGTGGTCGCTGAACACGTAGTAGGCGACGGGCTTGCCGTTGGCGTTCAGTTCGACGCCGCGGCGGATTTCGTTGACGTCGTCGCCGCGCGGCCGGTCGCGCGTCAGGTCGATTTGGTCGGGTTCGATCAGCTCAAAGCAGATCGGAACCAGACGATCCGGATTGACGTCCTGGCACTGAATCAGGAAGCCGTCGCCGGATTCGATCGCTTGGGCGAGATTGATTCGGGTGAGTTCGTACCAGTGGTGTTGGCCGCGAATGTCCGCTTCGTCCATGAACCTCTGGTAGAGTTCGTCCGACTTGCGGTTCCAGTCGCGGTTTAGCGTCCGCTCGTTGTCGCGGACGTGCGCTCGAGTCTGGATCCCCTCGCCGATCAGGTTGTTGACGAGGGTGTCCTTGGCGCCGACGCAGATTGGATTGTTGCGACAGAGCCAGCGCGCGCGCGCGGTGAGCAGGTCCCAATCGCCCTTGATTTCCTGGTCCGCGGCTCGGTTGCGCGGCAAGAAGCTGGACATCATGCGGGTTCGCTTGCCGCCGACGTAGCCGGCCTTTGGCGACCACTGGCCGACGCCGCTGCGGACCTGCTCGATTGCCTTGAGGTACGCGCTCACACGTCCCCCATCGGCTTGACGAAGCGGGCCTTGGCCTTGCGGGCGCGACGCAGACGCATGAGGGCGTTGACCGTTTGCGCGGGATCCGCCATGCGGGTTCGCTTGGATCCGTCCTGGACTTCGACGATCAGGCCCCCGTCCGTCGCCTGCGCGTTGATCGCGTCTTCCAGTGCGTCTTCGAGATTGGAATCGTTTACTGCCATAATGCGTTCATTAACGGCAATAGACGGGGATGCGGATAGGCCAAACTAAGGCTGAGGCTTAAAAGCGGAGCTCAGTATCGTAGCAGCCGAACGCCGCGCCAACGACTGGGCAGGCCTGCGTGTTGGCTCAGCGTGGCCGCCTTCCGCAAGGGGATTGGACTGGGGCCGATTCGAACGGCCTGTTCCAGGAAGTAACGTTTCCGCCGGATACTTTGAGCATTGCCGTTCTGTTTCGCTTCACCAGCCCAGTTGGATTCACCGCTCAGTATCGTAGCAGCCCGGACAACTCTGGGCGAAACCGAACCGGATGATCGAAGCCGCTGTAGCTGATCGAGTCGGCTGTGTACGGGTGCCACGAAAAGATCCCGTCCGAACCTCGCACGTGACCGTACCAGTCTCGCCGCGCGTCCATTTCGTCCGCGTGCTTTCCGGCCGTCCTGTGGCACTGCATGCAGGACTCCACGTCCAGGTCGACGCCGGCCCCCGTCCATCCCCCGGCGACGAGTGAGAACTCTTGAGCCGAGTACGGCATGAACGACTCGTTGTCGAAATAGTCCACGCGGCGGAACGGTTGCGAGAGCAGAGCCTTGACTTGCTCGGCAGACATCTCCGGCAACGTCGCCACGTGTTTCGTGGAATCCACCGTTCGAACGGGGTGATGGTTCACCATGCGAATCCTCGACGTCCGATCTGTCGGCGGAAGTTCCTCGCTGGAAATCACCGGCGCGAACGCGGCGGGGACCCAGTCCTCGTCTGAGTCTTTCGTTTTCGTGAGCATCAACCACGGATAATCGACGCCTTCATGTCGCTGGTAGAACACCTCGCAGAACACGGTGCCAACGGGAAACACCCACTGGAGGCTCGAATCCAGCGGGACCGATCGGCGCCAGAGGATTATCGAGCGGCCAGGCGGGAAATAGCGAAACGTCCTGGTGAAGGCATCGGGGCAGTGGTCCAGGCCCAAAGGCCTGCGCCACGGGAATTCGCGGTTTGCGTTTCCGTAAGGCTCGCCACGATCCAAGGAGATGTTGTAAGCAGGTGAGTGAGCGGTCCCATGGTGACTGTAGGCCTGCGGGAGGTCGTATTCGACAAGGTGCGGACGCAGCCGCTCGAACTCCTCGTCGTGAGTCGGCGGGATGCCGCCAACAACCTGGAAAACCGCCTTCTTTTTGGCGGTGCGTTTCGGTTTCTCCGGAGGAAGATCCGGCAGCAGCACGACCTCGATAGGCTGCAACCTGTCAATCGCTCGTAAGAGCGGCGGATTCTGCGGCAACCGAGCGGACGCGACAACAGGCGGAGTTTCTTCTGGCGCCCGCCTTGGCTTCCCAACCGATCGAGAGAGCGGAGGTAGCGCCGGCAACTCGAAGGGGAAAGGCGGTTCAGGCGGAAGACTGGCGGGTTTCGGAATCGAGGCCTTCTTTTTGCTTTCGAGTTCCCGTTCGTACCATCCCGGTTTTCGCATGTCCTCGATCTCTCTCCGAATCCGATCCATGTCGGCGGATACCCGGTCGAGAGCCTCGACGTCGACTTCCCCGGAAAGCACGCAGGACAGAATGAGCACAATCACGGACTATCCTCCCTTCGCATCAGTTCGTCCCTCAGATTATCACTTTCCCATTCACCATTTTGAACGTCATCGCGCATCCGGGCCCCTGCGTCGAACCGGCGCACTTCAAGTATTTGACGCGTCCGGATTTCGTCTGCGTATAGATTTTACACGGTCGACCGCACACGGGACACTTTTCCATCCGGTCCTCGCGCAGCCTCATGTCGATCTTGGCTTGATCGTCATTCACCCCGGAAGCCTCTGCTTGCCGCGCTGCCTCCCGGCGGTCCGCCGCGTCCCCTGGCCGGGAGCTTTGCGGAACGCCATCTTCAGGCTTGACGCCGCCGCCTCCTGCGTGATTTCGCAGTCCGCGAGGTGCTCGAACTCTCGGTTTCGGCTCACCCATCGCTTTGTCTCGTTTCCCCATTTGTCCGTCTCCGATTCGCGAACCCACGACGCCATCGAGCGATAGTAAATCTCTTCGGTGTCGCGAGGAATTGCCCAAAATCCGTTCACCCCCGGCGGGATCCCCAGTCTGCGTTCGTACAGCGAATCGCACGCGATCCCTTTGTCCACCAGCATCAGCCGACGTCCGCCTGGCAAGAGCTTGCCCTCTTGCGTGACAGACGCCTGACTGTATTGCCGCGTCCCTTTGTAGGGGTACAGGATCCGCCGCGGCCGACAGTAGTCGTACACCTCCAGGGTTCGGTCTCCGGAGTCGATCCAGCAGACGTCAATCCCGGCTTCCCGCCGCTGCTCGCCCACTTCGTAGACTCCTTGGAAGAGCAACTGGTCCAAGTGCGCGAAGCCCTCGAGCCGGCCGTAATCCAACAGCCAAGAGTTCGCCCCAGGCGCCCACGCCCGCACGACAAACCATAGACAGCTCTGTTGGACGTCGACCGTACAGACGATCTTGCCCGGTTCGCCGGGGCAGGTTCCAAGCTCGTAATCGACAACGTGTTTCCTGACGGCGGATTCGGTCGTCTCCACGGATTCGACGATATTCGGTTCTCCGAGATAGGAATTGGCGAAGTCCTGCAGTCCGCCGCTCCCGTGCCCCTTGGCTTGCAGGAACGCGACCGCCAGTTCGGAGAACGAGCAGCTTTCCCACAGCGCGTAAAGAGCGGACATTTGATAGCTGCGGTGTCTGCGGTTTTCCGCTTCCGGCCGCCACTCGCCGCGGGCCACCATCCACGCCTTCTTGTCGTCGCCGATCAGTTGCTTGCAGTGACCGCACTCATAACCCGCCGTGTCCCGCACGTGGTCGAGATCCCAGCGCCCACTTTTTCGTTTTGCCGACGAGTCCCATCGCACGCACCCGATCGTCTCACGCGGCCAACTGTAGCGCGGGCCCCGATTGTCTGGGTCCTTGACTCGCAACAGCGCGGACAGCGGGCCAAAGAAGAGAATCTGCCGCTCGCCGCAATAGGGACACGGCACCCAGTGGAACCGCTGATCTCCCGCCAGGAACGACAGCCAGATGGCGCCGCCGGTGTTGGTTGGGGTCGACGTTTTGAACACCTGGGAACGCGAGTAGCTGAGCACGCGTTTTTCCGCAAGCAAGACCGATCCCGCCTCGCGTTCGCTGGCGTCGCGGTACTTGTCGATCTCGTCGAGAGAGAGGCGCTGAATCGGCCTGCCGGCCACGTTTCCAGGACTGTTTGCCCCCGTGAGGTCCAGTCTCGCGCCGTTGGCAAACTGAATATCTAGCTGGTGTAATTGTTTTGGCAAGTGCCGCGCGAGTTTCGCGCTCTCACGAAACACCGCGTGCATCCGAGACACGGCGAACGATTTCGCGAAGTCCACCGAGTGGAATACAAGCAGGCACGGACACGGATCCTGGTCCACCGAGTAACCGATCCACACCAGCTGCATGGTGGTCTTGCCGACCTGAGCGGACGACATGAAGGTGATTTGGCGTACCAGGCGATCGGCCACCGCGTCGATGGGCTCCCGTAAATACGGCGTGTTCGCGACGCAAAAGGGGCCGGGACGGTCGGAATGAGACAAGTAGACGCCGCCGTCCGACTCGGCCCACTGCGTCGGCGTCACATCCTCCGGAGGCCTTAGGGCGTCAATCCCCGCCGACCATACGTCACTCAGAACCGACACTGGCAATCCTATTCAATCGGGTGTGAACGTCGGCTTCGAGCGTGGAGCGGATCTCCTCGATCGACTCGCACGCCGCCACTTTTACCGCGACGCTCGACGGGAGTTCCAGGAACACCTTTTTCACCAACGAGGCCAGCCGAACTTGTTGGCGTTTCGCTTCGTCACTCGAAATCAACACCCCTTGTTGCTGCTTGAGCTGCAGAGCCAATTGAGCGTTCTTGAGTTGGCGATAGCGGATGTCCTCGGAGATCTTGCGAGCAAGCGGATCGTCCTTGGCGTCGAACGAAACCCCCACGCCGGTACGTCGGGACCGATGCCGCTTGTGGTTG